GTAAAGACGGTTTTTAAATAGGTTTACATTAATAAATGTGTTGCTATTTACGCCAGTTACATAAAAACCAATAGTATATGTGCCGACTACGCTAGCATTTCCGCTAGGTGTTGTAGCCATTGTGTATGTAAATGTTGTAGCGCCAGTAACAGTAATAACAAAAGTGCCGTTATAGTCATTTGGCGTTGCACCTGTAACGGTAATTTGATTTCCTGTAATTAAGCCATGTGCTGAAGAAGTTGTAAGAGTTGCAACATTTCCTACATGGGTAATGCTAGAAATAGTTTGGGCAGTCCCAGTTGTAGCCATTTTTATCCAGCTTGTGCCGTCATAAATCAACACAGGGTCAGCACCATTACAAGCTACAAGGTAATTTCCGCCAATATTAGAAAAGTTTACAAATTGAAATTTGTCGTTTGTAAGACCTGTAACCTTGGAAACTGCGGTGCTATTAGTAGCGTCATAAATAACTCCACCAGCGGCAGCAAATAAGGTTTGGCTAGTTGTGCCAGCATAGGTCATTAGGGTGTTTACTTGCCCTGTAATGCCTGTAGAGTATTTGGTATAACCCCTTCTTAATTGGACATCATAAGGTGTCGGAAAGAAGTTAGTAAGTTGCACAGCGTCAGTTGGGGACATTTCTGCAAGAGAGTCCCTAGCGTTCCAACCGCCAATAGGCGCTGGAAGTGACGCAGTTGTAGCGTTAAACTTTTTTTGCTGACCAAAAATCATGTGCCATAACCTGTGTCAGGAATATTAGCCCAACCAATAAGTACTTTGCTTGGGTTAGGATTGAATGACAGGTTAGGTGCGCCTTTGTCGTTGGCTTTAGCAATAGACAAATAACGCTGGTAATCTTGCATTAGCGAGGTCGTGTCAAACCCTTTAACTTGGAAGTATTTGAGTTTGGTGTAAAGAACCATAATACGAGTATCAAATAAAGCTGTATCGGTGTCATTTACTAAGCTCTGCTGTGGTGTGCCTGAAGCTGATTGCGCCCATGCGTTACTGCGGTATTCAAAGCCCAAATACTCTTGGGTGTTCATTGGAGGCCATATTTGGAATGTACCGCCAAGAATACGCCAACGGACACGAGGGCCAGTTGAAATATAACCAGATTTTAACCATTGCCATTGCTGTGCATCTTCAGGGCCAAGCATTTCCCAATGCTTTGTCTTATCCCAATGAGTGCGGTCTGTAATGGTTTCAAAATCGCTAGGAAGCGTATATTCTGTTTGTGCAAATAAGACGCTATTTGTGCCAGTTAATGAAGCCTCTTGGCTCATTGTGACAGTATTGCTTGTGGTGCTGACAACATAAGTGTCTTGTGCCACATTGTAGCCAGTAATAGACCATTGAGGCGTTAAACCTGTGGTATTACTAACATTAGTAAGAGTGTAGCCACCTTGTGTAGAGGTGGCTGTGGCATTTAAAAACTGAGTGTAAAAACGATACTCCTTCTCCAGCATTTGCCAGTCATACTCTTTTAGCAAATCGTAACCTGCGCCATTCATCAAAGCCAAAATTTGTTGTGTATCTTGGCTAGGATTACCAGCTACATAGGTTGGTACTGTAAGATTTAGCTCGGCAGTTACCTGCTGAACCATTTGGAGCATCGTTGCACTCATATTAGGCCTCTACTGCTTTTGTTTTGCGTGTTTTGGGGGTTTTTTCCGCAACAGCAGCAAGTATCGCTGACATTTGCTCTTGCATTTGAGCCAGCTTCGCCTCTGTTTCTGCCTTGATTTTAGCATTTTCCTCTTTAAGTTGTGCTAATTCCGCATTGCGCTTGTCAATTTCTGCGGTATCTTGCGCCAAATTCAAATAGGTGCGAGCTTTTTCTCTAAAAGAGTGTGGACTCATGCCAGCAATCATGCCAATACGCTGTAATTGCTGGTCAGAGCAATTAGCAACATCTTCTACGGTACGAAATTTAATGCCTTTTAGCTCCTCGGCTTGGGACATACTAACCAAAGGCCAATGTTCAATAGGAGTGCCTGTTAATGACTCCTCATTTCCTACCTTATTTTGGTATGCCGCCCATTGGACTGGAAAACGCAGTTTATGGCGGTCTTGGGCGATAGTGTCAATAATGTTTAATTGGTCGCCAGGGGTGTAAATAGTAACCCAGTCAGCATCTCTAAAAATAGGTCTGCCTTGGGCAATAGTTTCATCTTTAATTTCGATGGGTTTGCGGTAAAACTTTACCGTTAATAGTGCATCAGCACCTCGTACATCTGATTCAATAGCCATTTAATTCTCCTAAGGGATTAGGTTGTTAAAAGAAAAGGGACTCCCCTTTTGAGGGAATCCCTAGTTTACTACAGGGGTAAAACTTATACGCTTGCAGCAGAGAACCAAGCGCAATCACCAGAAGCCAAAGCAACGCCAGGTGAAGTGTAAGCACCACCAGTAGCAGCTACTTGGAAAGTAGTTGTGTTGATAGCGCAAACAGTTGTAGAAGCAGAGATAGCAGCACCAGCTTGTGCGAATACATAACGCAAGCCTGTGTTACCAAAAGTTTCAGCACCTAATGGGCCAAATGCTGGGATTACTTCAGCAGTTGAACCGTTAGTTAAAGCAAAATCAACTGGGGTTACACCGTTAAGGTTTACGCCAGCAATAGGGAGAGTACTATAAGCCATGATTTTTTCCTTTGTAAATTAAATAGACCTTTATAAATAGGGGTTTCCCCCTATTCATTAGTTGGTCAAAATGCCTTGTAGGAAGCGGTTAGAAGTTGTCAAGTTACCAGCCCAACCGTATAACTTCACGATTGCGTCTTGGTTAATTGCTTGACGCTCGCCACCGATAGGTACAAAGTTACGCTCTTTGTGTGGGCGTAGGAAAATGTAATTGGTGTTCAAGAAGTACATTGTGTTAGAAGGCTGCTCGTTACCATAACCGCCACCCAATACAACATCAGCAGATGTACCACCACCGTAGAATTTCATAGAGGCGAAACCAGCAGAACCGCTTTCCTCAGAAGTAATACGCTGAATAGCTTGCAATGACTGTACATACAGGCTGTAGAAGTTAGTGTCAGCAACAATCAAGTCAGCCTTGTCTGTGCCACGAACCAACTGGAGTGCTGTAGAGGTCATCTTAGCTTGAATGTTGGTAGCTGTGATGGTTGTACCAGTTGTAGCAGTATTCTGCCAGAAAGCCCAGTTAGCAGCGTTAATACCACCGTAAGTACCAGAAGTAGGAGTTGCGGAAACCGCAGCAGCCAAACCATCCAAGTTCTTACCACCGTTACCTGTACCGTCTAGGAATAGGTCACCAGAAATACGGTTTAGCAAACGAGCTTCAGAAACTTGCATACGACCATCCAAGAGGTCAATGATTGCTTCTTTGCTTGAGTTTTGCAACATTTCTAAGCCAGACATTGTAACTGCGTCAGCGTACTGAGCAATTTTATACTGGGCAGCAGAAATTGGGCTATCTGGAGAAATATTCAATACTTCGTAACCGCTATAAGAGTTAGCGTTGTTAGTATTTGGGTCGTTGTACATGATTTCTTCCAAAATCACATTACCACCTGAGAATGGGCGTACATTGCCCTTCTTGTCCAAATGCATCAAAATTGCATTGTTTTGTGTTAAGTTGTCTGCCAATTCACCGCTACGACTTTGAATAGTGGTAGCGATAATATCGGTAATTGCGCTATTAGCAAATGCCATGATATATCCTTTAAAAGTATGTTAATTAAACCCTGCCGCCCATTTCACCCATTTGGGCTGCAATAAGCGAGCGTCTATCCTTCGAATCTACCTTGTTCACCACACCGCTAGGAGTAACGGATTTGGGGCTTACTGCGGCAGCTTTGGCTTTAGCTACTTGCTGTGCTTTAGACGCTTCTTTTTTAACTTGGTCAAGGAGTCGTTCTTGCTCAAGTTTAAAGACTTCATCATTCATACGCACCGCTTTGGCATAAGCCGATTCGAGGTCTTGGGCTAATCCACGCTCAAGTAGTTGAGCCATATCTTCCCTTACCACCTCAAAGTGCGGAAACTTCTCCGCATTACTTCTAACTCTTTCAATCTCGCCCATAAGACGAGCTTGTTCCTGTTGTTCTTTCCAGCCTCGCACCTGTTGTACTTCATTTTGCAAAGCTGCTAGTTGCTGGTTCAACGCATAAGACTGTGGGTCTTGGTACTGTTGTGTGGGAGCAACACTTTCGCCTAATTGTATTCCATAATCTTGTGCAAGTCTATGAAAAAGTTGGACTCTTTGCTCATAAGGTGCTTTTGACAAAATCATGTGCGCTCTGCCAAGGTTATTAATCCATGCGGCAGGATGAATGTTTTGTTGTTGCAACTCTGGCATAAATGGGGCAATAGCCTCTACCAAAGACTTAGCATTGTCAGCTTCTTGCTTATAGGTAGAAACGCCTTTTTTATACTCAGACTCACGCTGGTTAGAATATTCTGCTAATTTGAGTGCTTCTTCAGGGCTTAGTTGCTGACCTGTTGTCAGTTTGTCCCAAATTGGCAAATACTCTTTTTTCCAAGTTGTAGGGCGTGGAATAGCAGGTTTTACTTCCTCCTGCGGTTTCTCATCCGACTCCTCAGATTGAGCAGCTTCAACAGCTTCGGCAGGTTCTTCGCTATCTTCCTCGCTAGTTTCAACTTCGTTGGACTCCTCGGAAACAGGTTCACTTTCAACCTCCTCTGCTTCCACAGGTTCTTGTACAATTTCGTTCTCCTCTGGTTGCTCTAAAGCCTCATTCATTGCTGCCTCTAAAATACTTCTGCGGTCATCACTCATGGTTTCTCCAAGTTGTCGGATTATCGGTAACTGAGCTTTTCATAAGCCATTTCAGCAATTTGACGCTTACGCTTCTCGTTGCTTTGACGGCTTAACTCAATCTTCTTGTGCTGCATTGGTACATCATTTCCTAACTCAATCATTCGGTGCTGTTTTAGGTGGTTTCTATGCTTGCTACGGCTGTCAATCCAACTGCCGTCTATTTGGCTTACATAACCACCAATATCAGACTGCACCATAGGCGCTTCTCTGAATGTCATTTCTTGCTTTTCTTTCCATGCTTGTTCGGCTTCAGGGCTACCAAGGGTATATCCCCAAAACTCTAGGTAATAGTCTTTGTCAGATTGTTTAGCTTGCACATGGTTACTTTCGCTATATCCACATTTAGGGCAAATCATTACATCCTCCTTAATAAATCGGGAATTTTGTCCCACTCATTTGGTTTGATTGCTACTACAGAGTCATACCACTTTCCATGCTTCCAACGCCAGCAAACATAAGGGTCGTCAGGAAGCAACATAATGCACTTGACACCTAAAGCGCCAGCTAAATGCGCTGTGCCTGTGTCTGGGCAAATAACGCCACGCATAGACTTCATGTGTTTTGCAGTTTCATACCAGTTGTTTTTCCAGCCATCTGGCAATGGAATAAAAATGTCGTCACCATCGTAATTAAGGCTGTATGCGTCAGCACCTAAAAGCCTACGCATTTCTTGGACTGGAATAGACTTGGCATAGTGCAAATGGCCTTTAGAAGCCATCCAATTAACGCCTATTTTGCGCTCAATATTAGAGGGTTCAGCGTCTAAATAACCTTCGCTACCTACAATTTTATTAAGACCTACAGGAAATAATTGGCGCACATGGGCAGGTGCGTGCATAGCAAAATATGGCAGGGACATTGACCCAATCCAATAGTCTGCATTGAGAATTACAGGGTCATTAAAATCATTAGACAAATGGTCAATACACTCCATCTGACCCAATAACAAATGTAAGGAAAAGTGTTGAAAAACATAGACTTCCTTTGCGCCCCATGCTTTAAGCATAGGCAAAAATCGTGACATTTGAATGATGTCGCCATAACCTTGCTCCATTTGTACTACTATGGTTTTCCCTAATAGTCTTTCGCCTTTCCATGTTGGCGCTGGCAAATGTTTGTCGTGACTAGCAGAAATAGCTTGTTTTACATCAGGGTGGTAACGGTTCTCGTATAGCCTAAAGCCTGGCAATAAATGTCCAGAATGTAGAAGGTCGAGTGATTGTTTGTAAAGTGAGTAAGGGCTTTGTGGCAGTTCGGTCATAAGAGCATTAGTAGAGCTTCTTCATCATCCATTTCGGCTTTGAATTTAGCGTCTAGAATCGCAAGGGCAGTCATTGTTTCTGCCAATACTTTTCTGTGGGCTATCGCTTGGTTTAATTCCTTTTCTTGTCTGTCAAGATTGGCGATAACCGCTTCTAAGCGTGTGACTTCGACTGACGGTGTATCAATCCTAATCTCTTGTTTTAATTGTACTTTATTTTTCTTAGTTTGTTGCTTTGGCGCAACAGGGTCAATCAAATCCCTAAAGCGTTTCTTACGAGCGTCTGCATCTGCTCTGCGAGCTTCAATAAGTTTTTCTTCCGCTGCCCTACGCTTACGGTCTAATGCTTTAGCTCTTTCAATTTCTTTCTTAGTAAAGCCATCGTGCATGTCCATTGGCTGACCGCCAGTCACAGTACCTATAAAAAGGGCTGTGTCATTGTCATCAATGGTGTAAATCTGCGCTGTTTCAAGCGCTTGTGCTTCAAAATCTGCGGTGTCTGTACCGTCTGTAGCGCTTATAGAAGCCGTTACAAGGTTTTGTGCGGTAAATGTGGCTGTGTCAGTACCATCTGTGGCTGAAATCGTGCCTGTGACCGCTACAGCGCCTTCTAAATCGGCTGTGTCATTGCTATCTGTTGCTTGAATATAGCCAGAAACAAGCTCTTGGGCGTAAATCGTACAAGTATCTGTGCCATCTGTAGCAGAAATAGTGCCTGTAATGGCAACTTGACCTGTAAGGGTCGCAGAATCGTTGCTATCTGTTGCGTAAATCGTGCCAGTTATTTTCGGCTGTTGTATGTCCGAAATTGGCTGGTTTGATATGGGGGTAAAACCCAGCATTTTAGACTACCACCCAGCGGCTACCAGTCGAAACTGTAACGGTGACTCCTGTATTAATAGTGACTTTGCCAGCAGACATAGCATTGTAGTTGCTTGGAATGGTGTAACTTGTAGCTATGGTCGTTGGGTTTGTATGGAAACCATAACTTGCATTTTGAATAGGTGCAGTATTGGTCGTGCCGTCAAAAGTAAATGCAGAAGAAGCGCCAAAAGCACCGCTGTTATTGTATTGAATTTGGGTGTTTGAGCCAGCAGCAGAAGCTGTTACTGTTGCCCATGTGCCATCCCCACGCCAATAAGTGCTAGATGATGCCCCAGTACCGCTATTTAGGTTAGTTACTGGCAAGTTTCCTGTTACTTGTGTTGCAAGGCTTACATTTGACAATGTGCCACCAAGCGTCAAGCTACCGCTAGAGCTTACTGTGCCAGTTAATGTAATTCCGTTTACTGTTCCTGTACCGCTTACGCTAGTTACTGTGCCTTGTGGGTTTGAGGCGGTTGTAATAGTTGTAACACGACCATAAGTATCTACAGTAACGACAGGAATTAAAAGGCTAGAGCCTGTTGTACCAGCAGTAACAATGCCTGAAGTCAAATTAACGGTAGGAATAGCGCTTGTGCCAGCTACAGTTAAAGTAGTTGAAGTAATAGAAGTTACTGTTCCAGAGCCTTTATTGTTAAAAGTGTTCCAATCAGTAGAGCTTAAATAGCCATTCGTGCTGGTTGTGGCTTGTGAAATAACTAATGGGCTTCCAGAAGTGCCTGAGCCTGATAATGGGCTACTTGCCGTTACCGCAGTTAAATATGAACCTGCTGGTTGCTTATTGTTAAAAGTGTTCCAGTCAGTTGATGACAGATAGCCGTTTGTGGTCGCAGAAGATTGCGAAATAACCAAATGACTACCGCTTGTACCTGAACCCGATAATGGGGCATCTGCTGTTACCGATGTTAAATAGCTACCTGCGGGCTGTTTGTTATTAAAGGTGTTCCAGTCTGTGCTGGTCAAATATCCATTAGTTGTGCTGTTGGCGGCAGCCATACTAATTGCAGGGGTTGAGCCACCGCTTGAAACAACAGGGGCAGTACCAGTTACGCTAGTGACTGTTCCTACATTAATTGAGCCGCCCAATGATGTTGCTGTGCCATTAATAGTAATGCTTGAATTAGCTAAATAGCTATTGGTAATTGGAGTTGCGTTCCAAGTGCCTGTCGTAATTGCGCCAGAACTGTTAATTTGAAAAGCTAATGTGCCGCCATTGTATGTATAAACATCAAATAATTCGGTAAATTGTCCGCTTAAACCATAAACTTTTAAAGGAACAGTTGAAGTGGAATAAGAAGTAATTACAGGGGAATTTATCTGTGGTTGTTGGCTTAAAACAATAGATGGATTTGAGCCTGTTCCAGTTGCAGAACTTACTCCTGTGCCACCATTAGCCACAGGAAGCAATGCACCGCTAGGGGCTAAAATTGCTGTGCCATTTCCAATGACCGCTTGTCCTGCTGGGTAATCTCCCCAAACTGCAAGTTGACCACCACCAAAACTGACTAATGACCCTGCATTACTAGACGCTAATACTGTAGTTCTTGCTAATGTTCCGCTGCCAACTGTACCAATACCCACTTCCCAGTTTGTAGTTTGGGTTTCGTAAATACCGTAATAAGTGGTATTTCCACTACCAATAGCGGAAGCAAATGACTGGTAGCCTGTTACAGCACCAGCAAGGGTTAAAGTACCAGTTCCGCTAGTTGTGCTAGTTTCCTGGACTCTATCTTTAATGATGAGAGCCATAAATTAGCCTTATTGGTTAGCTCGAATAATAGTGCCAGAAGAAATGCTGACGACCTGAGTTGTATCAATAGAGGTGTTATTTAGGTTCATATCGCAACCAGTTAAACCTACTGTGCCATCCATAATTACGGTAGAGTTATCTGACTTAAATATGCGGAAAAACTGCGCTGTGCCTGTGGCGACTGCTGTGCCACTAGCAACTGAACCTAATGTAATAGTACCGTTTGAATCAGTACCAAAAGAGCCAGTAACCACAAGAGAAACCAATAAAGTTTGACTTGTAATTGCAGTATTGGCATTAGCAGGTTGTGAGCCTTGGTAAATACTAATGATAGCGCCTGAACCAGCATAAGTAATTAGACCCTGTTGTTGGGCATCACGAGTGCCGTTTGAATATTTGAGGTTTGATGCCATTAAATAACTCCTTGAATTTTGCCGTCAGGGCCACGCACTACTTGTTTTGGGCGACTGTGATTTTGGTTAATTGTATCAACTAAAGCGCTAATTTGACCGACCATTTGCTGATTACTCTCTTTAATAGCGTCTGCCAAAGGTGCTAATGGGTGTTCCATAGACTTAGCCATATCTTCTTCTGCTAAGTATGCAGTTTCGCCATTGTCATCTGCCGCAGAAATACGAGCCACTTCAATCTTAGCGCCATTGTTAATGTGAGCTAACAACACTTGAGTATTGCGCTCCATATTCATCTTCATTTGGGCTAATTTAGCCTGCATTTCAATTTCAGCCTGGTTGCGCTGTGCTTCTAGCTGGAATTTAAGCTGGTTTTCTTGGGCTTGGTATTCTTGTTTAGCCTTTTCCAACTCATTTTCAGCTTGCATTTTTTGCATTTCTAGCTGGTTTGCAATTTGTAGCTCTTGCGACTTAGCTTGCATCTTCATTTGCTCAATTTGCACTTGCAATGGAGGTGGTTTTGGCTGACCTTCCATTTGTTTAGCTTGTAAGCGGAATTTATCGGCTGTTTCGTCAATCAAACCTTCTAAAGACTTGCCAGCTTTAAAGCCTGTTACTGCAAATTTAAGCATTTCCATCAGCAATGGGGTTAATTCTGGGCTTGCCTGACTTGCAGGAATAGCTTTTTCCATAAATCCGCCAATAGCTGCCAAGAATTCCATGCGGTCTTGTTTTTCTTGCATTTCATCTTGGAAAATCATTGAGTCAGAGGTGACTTCAATGCGGAAATTCTTGCTAACTTCGTCTTTTAATAGGGCAATAGCTTGTGGAATCAACGCTTTATCGTTGTCATCCATCTGCATACCACCAGCAATCTTAATAATGGTATCTTCGGTGAAATGCTGGCAAATAATTTGCGATTTAATAGCAAGCAGCGAGGTTGCGAAATCAACAACAGCGTGTTGCATAGTTTTGAGGCGACCTGCTGCATTGTTTGATTTAATGATTTGTGCGCCAAGGGTTTCATTGGGGTCTGTTTGACCACGCTGAATATCGGCAATACCCATCAATTCATAAATCTGACCTTTAACTTGCTCCATAGCTTGATAGCATTGTGCAAGCGCAGTAGCAAATGGGGCAATATCAACTAAATCTAATGCGCCTTTCATGCCTTGTTTTTCGGCAAATGCCATCCAATTCTTTACTGGAATCAAGACATTAGACTCATTACCTTCGGAAAATAGGCGCTGGAGTTCAGAAGCGCTGGCATCATACAAACCACGCACTTTCAATGCACCAATGAGTCCATCAATACGGTCACAAAGGTCGTCTAATTCTCTAGCTTGGTCTTGGTAAATAGTAAAGTCAGGAATAGGCTCAAGACTATCAGTAGTTAAAGTAGCGTAAAGTGGCTTTGGACAAGGCCAAAAGTTTTCCAACTCTAATGGGTCATCTCTTTCATCAAGAATTTTGCCCATTGACTTGCTAATCCACAGTACTTTTCCTGTTTCTTTGTCCCAAATTTCATAAATTTGAGCTTGGTAGGCTTGGTCATCATTCTTAGTGTAAGACTTACCGACTTGTTCAGGTTTAGTGTCAAGCGGTATTTTGTTGCCTAATTCTTCGCCAAAACGCTCTACAAGCGCTGTGCGGTTTAAATAGACCTTACGCCATACTGCGGTGACTTCTTCCCATGTACGAGCTACTGTATGACCAAAATCACGCCAATGGACATAATCTACAGGGCAGCACTCATATTCAATTTCTTCTTCAACTTCGCCAGGTTCGTTATCTTCTTCTGGCATTGGGCCTTCTAATGGCGTACCGACATCGCCTTGACCGTTTACATAGCTAGGGTCATGTGCTTGTTTAGCGTCAATGGTTTCGGACAATTCCCAACCATCTTCAGGCTCTTTTTCTTTCTTAGCCATAAAGTGCGGTTCATAACGCACCCATGCTGTGCCACGACCACCTAAAAGACGGTCTGTAACGCAGTTCACCATAGCGGACTTATAGTCGCCATAGTGCTCAATTTCAAACTCTAGCGCTCTTTCTAGAAGCATTGAGGCTACTCTACCAATAGGGTCATTATCTCTAAACCTACGGCTTACATCAGGGCGTGGAAGTCTTGCAAATACCGCTGGGGTAATGGTTTGGACATTACTCCATAAAATATTGAAACGAGCATTAGGATTGGTTTTGTTGCGTGAATCATCCTTGTAACGCTTTAAAATCTTGTCCACA